TTAGAGCTAAACATTGAGCTTGCAATTTCTTTTTTTCGAACTTCTAATGCATCCATAATTTTTGGACCAATTAGATGATCAAAAGCAGCTTGAATTTTTGTAGGCTCGTTTTGTACTGCCCCATCTATAATATCTTGTATTGTATATTGTTGTTCCATTATTGTCTCCAAATATTTATTTATTGCGGATTTTCATTATCTATTTGTTGATTCTGAGGTTGAGGCTGATTGTCTCCATCCCCATCGGCAGGGCCTATAGGGGCGGCATATCTTGGATCATCCAACTCTTGTTCCATTTCTTCGTCATTCATTTCCATCTCGTCGTCTGTTTGACGAAGAACATTTTTTCTTATCCATTTATGAGAAACATATTTCCCTGTAAAGTCATCCATATCTCTTAATATAGAAACTCTTTCTCTCAGCATCTCTATTTCTTTAAGTTCGGCAAAGTAATTATCTTTGGCATAGTCATACTTTATGTCTTGAGAAATAACCTTCCATTCCTCAAGTGTTAGTATTCCTTTTAGTACTAGTTGTTTTTCAAGACTCTTGGTAAAAAGATCAGAAAATTTTGATCTTAATCTATTTACAAATTTAGAAAATTTTACCTCATCTCTAGTTATTTCTGTTGATCTTCCAACATTGAATGTTTGCTCGGCGTCTAACCTTGATCCTGGAACATTTAATGCTCTATAAAGTTTTTTCTGAAAATATGCTACATCGGTCATTTCACCTAAATTTTGACCTCCTGGTAGAGTAGTAATTTCAGTCCCCCTATTACCCTCCCGTCTTGGAAGCCAGTAATCTTCTAGCATGGTCATAAATTTTCTATCGTCTCTTATTTCTCCAGTAGCTGAATCATACACTACTTTATTCTTATGCCTTATCATCATATCTCTAAGATATTGTTCGGCTTTCATTTTAGGCAAATTACCAACATCAATATAGAATATTCTTCTTTCTGGAGCTCTCGATATTCTATAAATTACTGTTGCATCTTCTAAGGTGCGAAGTTGATTTAATACTTTTATAGCTTTGTGTAAATGAGATAGAACAACAGTATTATTTGTATCCATTAACCCTGATACAACATGAATTATACTATCCTTAGCAATTCGTATACCACCGGTGGAAGAATTTGTCATTCCTAAATTAGGATTGCCGGCATTCCAAATAGCTTTATCACTGTAGAGAAAATACTCACCGGCCTTTTCAGTAATTGTAGCGCCTGATATACGGTCTTTTCTTTTTTTAATCTCTTTTACTTTTCTTATTTTTCTTGGGTCAATATATCTTAATTCAACCAATCCCTTACTAGTATCATTCTCATTAATTATAGCATGATAATATAACCTACCGTCTACATAATATCTTCTAAAAATTTCATAGCATTGATTTCTAAAGTTTAAAAGCCTGAGAATATTATCAAACTCTTCTTGAATAACTTTTTTTATATTATTTGAGGCTGTCTTAACTTCATCTAAATTTATAGATACAGTCTCCTCTTCAGTTTCACTTACAATAGCTTCATTAACAATATCATCAACAGCCTGATCAACCTCTGGTTGATTAAGCATGTCTCTGTATTTGGTAACTAATTCGGCTTCAGATTTTGCTGATCCTTCAAGATCAACGTATGTGCCGTATACACCCCCGGCTGCTACAACAACAGCACCATCGTCCTCTACTGGAGGGGCAAAAGAAACTGGCTCAGGCTCGTCACCTTGCCTCTTAATTTCAAATCCAAATAATCTCATCTAATCCTCAAAAAAATAGACGGGCCGGAAGGCCCGTCATTATCACTTAAGCGCCGCCGGCGTTACCGGTAACGCCACCAGTAACTTCCCACCAATCGTATTGGAATGTTACTGTAAATTCTTCAATAGCATCTGTCGCATTCCAATCCAAATCTATTGTAGATATAGTTTGAGGAAAAATGCCATTAAAAGTATAAGTCCTTATAGGTACACCGGTTTTAGAATACTGAGTAACAGTGGCGTTAGCTTTATATAATGAAGGTGATGCTGCCCCAAATGCCCTTAAGTTTCCTCTAAGTGTATTAATCTGATTAGACCATTGCTCAATAGCATTTCTAATTAAAAAATCTTCATCATTAATTACTGTTACTGTCCAATCACCAAAAGTTCTATCTCCAGCTAGTCTAATTTTTCTACCAAAATATGGTACTTCAATTATACCAAGATCAGAAGAAGGAATTTGAGCTGTACGTACCATAAAAGGTACTTTAATATCAGCTACTCCATTTGCTGGATTGTTAAACTGCACCTGGAAGAGGGTATTTCTAGCCCCCCCAAGTGTCAGTTGACTTCTAATTTCATTTACGTTGAAAGCCATTTATGTTCTCCTTGTCTTTTTTATTTATTAAAACTGTCCGACTATTTCGGAGAACTCAACGCCCGTTCTTACTGCAACAAAATTAAGTTGGATAAAGTTAATAGACCTAGCTGGTTTAATGTAAATGTCACCGACAAATTCATTTCTATCTATCACTTCACCGGTATTGTTTGTTTCATCACAAACAACTCTAAAGTCTATTATTCCTCTACGACCTTGTACATCTCTCAAGAAAGGCTCAACAAGATTTTTAAACTGTGCACGTGTAAACTCGTCGTTGAATTCAAAGAGTGTGAATTTTGCCGCCGTTGCAATAGCTTTTTCTAATACTATGAATAAACGTCTGACATTTATTCTATCAAAAGCTGATGGTTTAGCAAGTAAAGTTTTATCACCGAATAATAACGTACCTTGTCCGGGAAATGTAACGACTGGATTGATACCGTTCTTGTAGAGAATGTCGCGCTGGGCTTTATCTGGATTAAAGGCAAGCTTAACAACGTTCTTAATTACACCTCTATTAAAACCAGCGGGAGAGAACCACGGATCCCTTGTATCATCGGTTCTCACGCATAATCCAGCCACATCTCCATTCATCGGTATGTACCTGTAGACGTCGTTGTATTTGTCATATTGATACTTGTATCCAGAGTCTAAAACAGCATAAGATGTAGATGTTAAAGAGTTTCTAAATGTAACTACATCATCGGCTTCGTCGGCAGCTGAATTTAACACTGTATCACTTCTATCTGGTGATACAAATACAACACAATCTTTTCGAACTTCGGCTATATTGTCAATCAGGTGGTTGGCAAGCTGCTCTCCATTTGTACCCCCTCTAGCCTTGCCTTGAAGTATAAGGGAGATATCTACATTTTCTGATGATTTGAATTGATCATATCCTGATGTTATTTCGCCAATGCTAACACTTGTTTCATCCGCCCCGTCTGAACCGATTTGAAACGAAAGAGTAAGTGGTTTGTTATTAGCTAATGATGTCATATTTACAGCGGTATTTGTATATCCGGCTGTTCTGTCGTTGCCATAGTATATAAACTGGGATTGCTGGTTAATAACATCCTCAACGTAGATAGTAGAACCGTCTTCTGTTTTAGCATTAGTTGCTCTAGAAAGTCCTTCAAATACTTCTAATATAGTTCCAGGCACCCCTGTTATTAATCCATCTTCATCTGTAACAACAACATGTACTTCATCAACAGCTGACGAATTGCCAAAGTTAGTTCCATAGGTACTAGTACCTGGGGCTTTATCCACAGCGCCAGAAAATTCCCAAAACCGCTTTAGATACCCGGCTGATGTAGTAAGTACGTTGGCAACAGCATTATTACCAAAATTAGTTAAAGTAAATTTTGACTCTGTATTAACTGTAAAGAATGCTTGAGTGGCGGTATTAACTACACCTCCAATAGCAGTTACTCTAAGTTGCTGGGTGCCAATAGATGTATTTCCCAATTCAACTAAATCACCTAAAGTTAATAAGTCATTTACTGTGTTTGCTCTGGCAACTGCTTCAGCAATAGTACCAAGATTGCTTTGTCCGACAAACACCGTAAATTGATTAGATCCTGTAGTGGCTACAATTGTAGTTAACTGGCCGTTCGAACTTATATTGGCATCTCCCCCGGTGAGGGAAGTATTGGAAAAGAACGTATCTGTTGTATCACAAACAGATATTTTTAAAGAATTACCGATCGCACCTGGATAACGGGCAATATATCTTACGTTAGTTTCTCCGGCAATACTAGAAATAACAGATGAATTTTCTATTTCATCGTCATTTTTTACTATTACTGCTGAATTGGTTGTAATGGCTCCAACGTTGGCAACAGCTGATAATACACCGTCAACACCGGTGGCATCGGAAGTATTAGCTGTTCTTACAACGAATAATTTATTACCATATGATAAAAAATTAGAGGCTGTAAAAAACGTTTCAGCGTTATGATTTGTTGGCTTGCCAAAGCGGGCAACGAGATTGGCTTCAGAATCTACTAATACACGTTTATCTACAGGACCCCAACGGAAAACACCAGCAATGGCACCTTCAGTTGTGGATACGGCAGGGACAACCGTGGTCAAGTCGATCTCAGAAACATTTACTCCGGGACTTACTTGAAATGGCATTTTTTTTCTCCCTCAAAAGGTTTTATTTAGCACAAGAGCTTATTGATATTTATAAATTTAAAATACTTAATTTCTAAGCCATTGGTCAAAAGACATGTTTTCTAAGTCTACAATTTTTGGTTCTAATTCTAGTACCATTTCATCTCTACTATCATCTTTAATGCCGAAAGGTAAAAGATTATCTTCTAGGCGTCTTTCATTTTCTAGTGAGAGTTTTTTTCTAAAATCTAGACTTGTTAGTTCTTTAAAATATGATTGATCGGTCATCCATGAGAAAAGAACACAGCACATAACTAAGTCATCATTTCCTTCCTCTGCTTCGAATGATGTACCTTTATGTATGAATCTAAACATTTCTTGAATAGTATCATAGTCATTTATTAATAGCTTATCGTTTTCTATTAAAGATTTAAAATTTGAGCATCCTAATTTTTTTACCGAGGAGGTTGTTCTCACTCCTGGATGAGAAGAATGTCCAAAACCGGCCGATATTTTTATACCGGACATATTAGTACCAGCTGTAAATAAACAGTTTTCATATTCTAAATCCTGATATAAAATATCAGCTACTTGTTGGCCGACATCATTTATTTCAACAAGTACGAAAGCATTATTATAATGCTGGGCTATACTTTTTATAATATTAGGGTATAATATTGGATCTATTAAGTTATCCCTGTACGTAGCTACATCTTTATATGGAAACTCAGATGCATCAAAGATTTTAAATGCTGAGTAATCACCTTCTTTTCCTCTAGCAGTATCTACAGCCATAAAATACACATGCTCTTTTTCAGGTTCAAAATAAATTTTTAAATTATTATCTGATTTAATAGGGTTAGAATAAGTAAGCATTCTTAATTTTATTCCAGATATTAATGTAGAGGTTGAACCTAAAAATTCACATTCAAATTCTTCCCTAAATTGTTCTTCGGAAGTATTTCGAATTGTTTGTTCTTTCCACTTACTATCCCTACCTGGAACTTGACTCCAGTGAACATCTACTCTTTTATATTCATTCCTTCCATCTTCACTATCTTTCCAGAGTTTATAAAAAAGGTTTAAACCTTTAGGGGTGGAGGTAATCAATACCTTTGTAGTTTCACCAGAAGAAATTGTAGGGTAAACGGATGCAAAAAATTCTTCTTGTATATGATTGGGAACAAAAGCAAACTCATCAAGATAAACTAAATTTTGAGAGGTACCTCGAATAGCAC